GGAGATATTGGTAGATTATTTGGAGAAGCAATCGCTAAAAAAATTGACACAGATTTAACTGCGTTATTTGATGGTTTCTCACAAGAAGTTGGAGATGGTACAGCAGTTCTAAGTTCAGCTAATGTATTTAATGCAGTAGCAATTCTTAGAAAAAATGCAGTTCCAATGTCAGACCTAGCTGGTGTATTTCATCCTTTAAATGCGTTTGACCTAAAGAGTGGTTTAACAAACACATTTGTTGGTAGAGATACTGAAAAATCTAACGAAGCTTTAAACACAGGTTTTGTTGGTAATGTAGCTGGTGTTCCAATTTTTGAAACATCTAACTTAGCTGATAGTTCAGGAAACAATCCAGGAACTACAGGAGACTACAAAGGTGCAATCTTCCATAGAGATGCTTTAGCATTGGCTATGATGCAAGACCTTAAAATCGAAACTCAAAGAGATGCTTCTCTAAGAGCAGACGAAATTGTAGCAACTGCTGTATATGGAGTAGGCGAGTTAAACGATACTTATGGTGTTGAATTGAATGTAGATTCATCAATCCAATAATCGTACTTTTATCAGGGGGAGCAATCTCCCTGATAATCAAAAGGAGAATTATTTATGATTAAATTAACAAATGGCACAAAAACCATAACAAGATCAAAAGAACAGTACGAAGCAAACCTAGATCATTTTAAATTAAGAGGATTTGCTCCTGTAGATGAAGTTAAAAAAGAAATTAAAAAAGCGACAGTAAAAGACATTTCTGATAAAGTAGTAGAACTTAAACCCAAAAAAAGAAAAACAAGGAAAAAGAAATGAACAAAATTATAATGATGAAAGCTAAGAAGTGGTCAAAGTGGGTATGGGTAAAAGCTAAAAATAACCCAATGTACTCAATACCATTAGTTTTAATTGTAGCTTATTTTATTTGGAAGTAGTTTATGGCTAATTACACAGGTGCAAATGTTATAACTGCAAGTGATGTCACTAAGTATCAACCTGATGCTTTTGGTTTTGGTATTGCTTCAACTGATACTGAAGCTGTTAATTTCTTTGCACAAACAACAAATGATATTCTAAGACAGCTTAGAGTAGAGTGGTGGCCAACATACAAAACAAATGTATTTACAGATATAACAGTTTTAAATACTGCTGAGATGGTAGATACTAAAGTTAATTTAGATCAGTTTGAGAGGGCTGGTGTATATCTATTTTTAGGTAGATTCTTTTGCCCAGCATTAACTAAATTCAGGCCTGAAACAGAAAAAGACAGATTTGAAAGAATGGCCGAGTATTATATGTCAGAATACAATAAGGAATGGAGAACAGTTTTAGAAGATGGTGTTGAGTACGATGAGACAGGAGATGGCACTATACAAGTTTCTGAAAGAGAGCCTTTACATGGATTTAGAAGATTGACTAGATAATGGCTTTAAGTATTAAGATTAAAACAAATTCTAAAGCTATTGAAAAAAGGTTTAAAAGATTACAAAGCAAATTTCCATCAATAATAGATAAAGGTATTTTACAAGGTGGATTTCAACTATTAGATATTATTAGAACTAAAACAGCTAAAGGAGTTGATTTTAGAGACAGAGCATTTGCTCCATATTCTTCTAGTTATTTAAAGCAATTACAAAGAGAGGGTAAGCCAACTAAAGTAGATTTATTTTATTCAGGAAGAATGTTAGGTGCATTGACACCATCAAATAGAACAGTAAAAAAAACAGGCAAACACAAAATATCTTTAAACTTTAGTAATGCACAAATGAGACAAAGAGCATTATTTAACCAAGTATTAAATGAGCCTAAGAGAGAATTTTTTGGCTTTAACAATAGAACAGAAAAGATTATAAACAAACAATTCAATAAATTTGTTGAAAAAGAATTAAAGAAAATGAAACTATGAGTGCTAGAGAAAATATTGCATCAAATCTATTATCAACGATTTCAGGTATTAGTAGCCCAATAACAATTAAAAAAGCTACTAGACAACCTTTTGATATAGACGAGTTATCAGATAAGCAATACCCAGCAGTAATAGTTCAAACATCTGAAGAAACAAGAGAAGATTCTGAATTAGGAAGTGGTGCTAAAACAAGAATAGGTACTATTGATTTTGTTATATTAGGTTTTGTTAAAGGTGCTGAATCTAATATTGATACTAAAAGAAATCAATTAATCACAGCTATTGAAACAGAGTTAGAATCTGATATTACAAGAAGTGGCAACGCACTTGATACAGAAGTCACAAGTGTAGAAACAGACGAGGGTACATTGTTTCCTATTGGTGGTATTAGAATGGTTGTTAGATGTATTTACGAGTTCCAAGCTGGAACTCCATAAACAAGGAGAAGATATGGCTAGTAAAGATAAAATTATTGATAAGATAGAAAAGAAGATAGATAGTATTGAGAAATTACATGACAAAGAATCAATGTTATGTGAAGAAGTGAAAGACTTACTTGCTGATCTAAGAGACCAAGAGGAAGATGAGAAGTGGGAAGATGACTCAGGAGATGATTTTGATGAGGATATGGATGACGAAGATATTGACGAAGAAGAAGAAAACTAATATAAACAAATTAATTATAGGAGAATAAAATGGCAGTACATCATGGAAAAGAGGGCGAAGTAGCAATAGGTGGAACAGCAGTTGGCGAACTTACATCTTTCACTCTTGAAACAACAGGAGATGTTGTTGAATCTACACAAATGTCAGATGGTGCTAAAAGTTTCATAGCTGGTAGAACATCATTTTCAGGTACATTAGAAATGCACTTTGACGAAGCTGATAGTGGTCAAACATCACTAACTGCTGGTGCAAGTGTGACTTTTAAATTATTACCTGAGGGAAGTTCATCAGGAGACAGAAAATTTGAGGGTGCTGGTATAGTCACAGGTATGTCTGTATCACAGCCTTTAGATGGAGTTGTTTCTAGAAGTGTGACTTTTCAAGGAACTGATGCTTTGACAATAGGAACTGAATAATAGTTTATGTCAATTTTAGACAGAGCCAAAACTCATTTTGAGAATATTGGTATTCAATCTATTGATGTTCCTGAGTGGTCAGATGATGATGGCAAACCAGCCATTATCTATTGGAATCCTATTAACCTTTACGAAAAAAATAAACTTTTCAAAAAATCAGATAACATGAATGATGTTAGTATTCTTGCTGACATTGTAGTTATGAAAGCTTTAGATAAAGATGGAAAAAAAATCTTTAAACTAGAGGATAAAATGGAACTGATGACTAAAGTGGACTCAGATGTTCTTTCACGAGTAGCAACAGCTATGGTAAGAGTTGTCAGCCCTGATGAAGTAAAAAAAAACTAAAATTTGACCATCAATTAAAGAATTGTTTTATTGTAGCTGATAGATTAAAAATATCTTTAAGAGAAGTTTTACAAATGGAAGAATGGGAGTATAACCATTGGTTAGGCTATCTTATGTTAGAAAACGAAGAACACAAAGAAGCTATGAATAAAACTAGGTAAATATGGCACAAAATTTAGTATTAAATATTTTAGCAAAAGATAAAACTAAACAAGCTTTTAATGGTGTTAGGGCTGGATTAACTAATTTAAGAAGTGCAGTATTTTCTGTTCAATCAGCTATTTTAGGTATTGGTGGTGGACTTGCTATTAAATCAATTTTAAATGTTGGCTCTACTGTTGAGCAACTTAGATTAAGATTTGCTTTTTTATTTAAGGGTGTAAAAGAGGGAGATAAAGCTTTTCAAGGATTAATAAACTTTGCATCAAGAGTTCCTTTTTCACTAGAAGAAATACAAGCTGGTGCTGGAAACTTAGCAGTAGTCACAAAAAACGCAGAAGAACTAAATGAGATTTTAGCAATTACAGGTAATGTTGCATCGGTCACAGGTTTAGATTTTAGAACAACAGCAGAACAAATACAAAGATCATTTTCTTCAGGTATAGGTAGTGCAGATTTATTTAGAGAAAGAGGTGTTAGAGCCTTATTAGGATTTAAAGCTGGAGTTCAAGTCACAACAGAAGAAACAAAAAAAAGATTTAGAGAATTATTTGGTAAAGGTGGAGAGTTTGAAAAAGCTACTGAAGTTTTATCAACTTCATTTACAGGTACACTATCGATGTTATCTGACAAATTATTTAAGTTTAGATTAGATACAGCACAAGCTGGTTTTTTTGATTTTGTAAAACAAGGTTTAGCAGAGTTTAATAAATTACTAGAGGAAAACTCTGAACAACTTGCTTTGTTTGGTGCTAAATTAAGTGCTGGTTTAATTGAAGCAACTAAAACAATAATTTTAACAGGAGCAAGTATTATACAAGCATTGACACCTGTATTTAGTTTTATTGGTAAATCAATAAGTAATTTATTTGCAGTATTTAGAGATTTACCACAAGGAGTACAAACACTTGGTCTAATTGGTTTCTTAATGTTGGGAAGATTAGGAAAAGGTGTTGTTTTAGTTATTGGTGGAGCATTTGACACCATAAGAAGTCTCTTAGGAGATTTAGCTGATGGTTATGCTTTCTTTTTAGAAAAAATAGTAAATGGTTTAGATAGACTTAAAATATTTCAAGATGAAGTAGATCATGGAAGAAAAGTAATAGAAGATTTTAGAAAATCAGCAGATAAATTAAAAACACCATTTAAAGTATTACAAGAAGAAACATCAAAATCTACTGAAGAACTTGATGGCTTTATAGGTAAAATGGAAGAATTTTTAAATGGATTAGAAGCAAAAGCTTTAATATCAAGAAAACAAGTTGAAGAAATACTAAATAAATTAAAAGGCTCTACTGAAGAAACTAAAAAACTTGGAGTAGAATTTACCAAAATTAAAGACAATGTATTAACTGCATTTAAAAAAGACTTTGAGTCTATAAATGAAACTCTTGGTAAGATGGCTCAAAGTGGTATTAAAGCATTTTCAAGAGGATTAGCAGAATCATTAATTTTAGGTAAAGAATTAAATATGACCATGAAAGAAATAGCACAAAAACTTCTTGTAGATATTGTAGCATTTACAATTCAAATTGTTATTCAAGAAACCATAAGAAATGCACTTAAAAAAGATCAAGTGGATAAAGAAAAACAAATCACAAATGAATTAAGATCACAAACTACTGAAATGAAAAGACAAGCTATACTAAGTTTATTTACAGGGGGGTCAGGTGGTGGATTACCTTTTATGGCAAATGGTGGAGCAGTATCAAAAGGTAAGCCTGTTGTAGTTGGAGAAAGAGGTGCTGAATTATTTATACCAAACTCATCAGGTCAAATAACACAATCAGCTAGAGGTACAGGTGGTGGTGCAGTTAATGTGAACTTTACAATTAACACAATAGATTCAAGAGGATTTAGTGATGCTTTACAAGAGAACAGAGGTACTATAACAGGAATAATAAACAATGCTTTAGCAGAAAAAGGAAGAAGTGAGTTAGTATAATGAGTGGTGCATTTCCAATATCAACATCTAAATTTCAAACACTTGGTATTAAGTCTGTTCAAAATACAATTATATCAAAATCAATCTCAGGAAAAAAACTAGCAAGACAAGTAGATAATCAAAGATTTGGTTTTACAGCTAGAATAATTACAGCAAAAAGATCAGATGTTTATGGAGAACT